AACACCCGGAGGCAATTCCCAAACCACCTTTGGATCATAACAGGCCTGAAGAATGATGCGAAGTGGCAAACTATCATTATACTTGATAGCATCAATCTTTTCCTGGGTCTTTTTTAGCTTGCCTACTTTTTCTAGAAATTCTGCGATACCGATTTGCATTAAAACTCTCCAATAGAATCCATAAGATTTTTCAATCTATTTGCGATAAAATAATTCATTAACTTGGAACGGTCACGTCCCGTCTGTGCATTATATTGTTCCATCACCTTAACACGAATTTCTTTCGGGGTAAAGCTTAGGTCAATCAATTGTGTATTGCGCTGAAAGTTCTTTGCAATAACACTGTCATATTGTGAGGGGTCAAGTTTCATGAAAAGATCCATTTTCTTTGCGGTCAGCGGCTTCTGGCGCTCCCCAACAACAAAGCAATTATCAGAAGAAAGTATGTTAGGTACACCATCTCCAGCATCGCCTTTCATGATATGTTCCTTAAGGAACAGTTCTGGATCATTATGATTAATCCACTTCTTGCGAGTAGGATCATACTGTTTAACATTAGCAAACGTATGAAGCTGAATAAAATCTTTATCACCCGACAGGATAAGAAGCTTTTGTCCAGTGTTCATATCTTCACCAAATTCTTTAACGAGAGTGCCAATGATGTCATCCGCCTCGGCAGATTCAACATCGATAACTCTGTATGGGAAATATTCTTTTAGTTCCGCACGAATTTTATTAAGGCATTCAAAGATGCTTTTCCAATCAAGCTCAGACTTCTCTTGAGTTTTCTTGCGATTAGCCTTATAATAAGGGAACTTTTGTTTACGCCAATAGTTGGTGTTATCGCATGCGATAACAATCTCGCCGTATTCAGCGCCAAACTTTACTTTATATGAACGAATAGAATTAAGAACCATATGGCGAACCATATTTTCTTCTAGCTCGGCATTGGTATGGTTACCAATTTGCATGAGCAGATTAGAAAGCATCACCTGATTCAGATCAACAATAATCACATTTCACCTGTTAGTTGTCATCATTTTTTTTCAAAGATATATCAAGTGCATCAACTATTTTTAATGCATTGTCATCTTCATCATCTATTTCGAATACACTATCCACTATAACTTGAAATGGATGGTGTAGATCGTAGTACTTACACATTAATGATCTCAACGATTCGACTATAAACGCTCCATCTTTCAAGGTAGTCGTGTCCTCGTCAGATATATCAAAACCAGCGATATCTAAATGATTAAAAATCATCGGAGCGATATTCGCTATCGTTTCCTGTATATGGTAATATTTAATCATATCAACGTTACGGTCTATTTCTTCCATAGAGGCTTCGATGGTCATCGGCGCACCCGTAGGTGCACTGATATTCTTTTTAGGAAATAAAATAACGTTGTTACTACCCATATACTTTCCTACTGTATCAACCATATTATACCCCATTTTAATAGGAAAGTCAAGCATTATTTTGTATTTATAAAATCACGTGGTTCTATAAACGAACTGGGGTTTGGGCAATGAACGAGGAAGATCTTTTAGAGAGCCAAGCAACGCTTCCCATTGATGGATACGAGAAGCCCAGTTATAGAACACATCAACATATGCTTTCTGAATCATAATCTTCTTATTGTATTCATCATCAGATATATTAACCAAGTCTTCAATAGCATTACGAAGAACTGTGTAAAAAATATTGGCATGCTCGCTCATATTCTCATTCCACTGATACATATGAGTCCAATTAGCAGAAGTCTCGGGTAGAGCACCATAATTAGGATGCACACAGATAAGACCAGCGCTCATAGCTTCCATCAGAGAAATACAGCTAGTTTCTGTCCAAATATTAGGATAAGAATAGATATGCGACTTCTTCAAAACATTATGAATTTCTTCGTTTGAAACTGATCCATAATAGTTGATACCCGGAGTATTTTTACAAACATCAAAGAGCTGCTGGAATGGTTCGTCTCGTTGATCCCATCCATAAACCTTGAACGATGAATATACATCAAGTTCGATTTTATCCCCATATGTTTCCTGAAGTTTCTGGAATACAGGAACGAGAATTTGTAAACCACGATGAGGAGTTGTATGATAGATAAGCTTGATTACATCACGATTCTTATCTTCCATAGTGAAGTCAATCGGCTCGATACAATTAGGAAGAACGATACACTTCGACCACGGGATATTATATCGTTCAAGGTATCCACGCATTTGCCACTGTGAAGAGAACACAAGCTTGTGAAACTTTGTCCAACCACCATTGGCTAAGTGTTCAGACTCTGGATCACCAGCAAGATCCTGAAGCCATAGAACTCTTACATGTTCTTCAGAAAGTTCTTCATGAACACGAGAAACAAAAATTTGAAAGTTATCAAGAAGAGCAGGGTCAAGCCTCTTTTCGAGAGCGTACTTCATAAGTTCAGTACCACCCATTGCTTTGCCAGAGAGATTATCTTTTGCGAAAGGCATTATATATTTTCCTTACCTTAACCAATTTTGATTATTCATATACCATTGTGCGACCAATGGAAGTCTTTCTTCAACTGTCATAGTTGGAACCCAACCAAGGCTACGCATATAGCTACCGTCGATAGCGTAACTGAAGTCATGTCCAGGTCTATCTCTATTGGGATCAACAAGTTCATAGGGAATTTCTGTATCTATACTCTTTGATACGATCTGGATAATATCAAGGTTATTATATTGTTTGTCAGCAGCAATATTGAACTTTGGTGTTTTACCTGCAATACGAGGAAGATATTCATTTAAGTGTTTATGGTTCAAGATGAACAACAACGCACCAGCAACATCCTTGGCATGAAGGTAGCAACGTGAACCGATATTACCTGTTTTGCTGTCGTAGTGAACAATTATCTTTTCACCGTTTACAATTTTTTTCAGGACCATTGGAATAAACTTCTCGGGGTTCTGACGTTCGCCATATACATTCATCGTATGAGTAATGTAAATGGGAAGATTATAAGTGTTCTGATACGAAACACACATCACCTCACCAGCAGCCTTTGATGCTGAATATGGATTAGTGGGATTGTGACGATCGTATTCAGTAAAACTATAATCAGAAACAGCAGGTCCAAATACTTCATCTGTCGAAAAGTAAACGAAACTCTCAAGGTTATTTAGAGTACGAGCATACTCTAAAAGATTAACCGTACCAATCACATTATTCTCCACAAACTCCATTGGAAAACTAATAGAGCGTGTTACGTGTGATGCTGCGGCAACGTGAAGGATAATATTCACGTCACCAAGTACTTCTGCAAGATGGGGAGAAATAGCCGCCCGAAGATCATGATGAATTACACGAACACGATGTTTATCGTCTCGATCTTTCATGATCTCTTGGATGCGATTAAGATTGCCTGAAAAATCAAGACGATCAAGACTGGTAATATTCCAGTCGGTATTATCTAAAATATGTTCAATGATATGGTGCCCGATAAATCCGGCACCACCAGTTAACAAAACATTCATAATTACGCCTGTCGAGTTAGATATGTTGTACGAACTGTGCTAGGCTTGAAGTATTCATTTACAAGTTCAATCACAGTATCAATGTCGAATGTTTTACATGAGAAAACATCGAGGTATAAAGCATTACCGCCGTTGAGATCATCAGTTACGAAATGTCCACAGATATTAGACGTCTCAATAAGTTGAACAAGCGTATAACCTGCCTTGTTACCAGATCCAAAGTGTACGATCTGTGGTTCACCATAAGCAACCATGTCAATATCTTTGACGAGCTGCTTTGTAAAATTATAGATCGTAGTATGATCATCAATCGCAAATGGATCAAGATCCCCGCAATCCAAAATCAAATGGTATCCCCAGTATGTCATATCACCTTCCTTTTTTATTAAAAAACATTTGCGTATCAGTAAGCATCAATAACTTGGAAATAAGAAACAGATTCAACACGGAAAGAACGCCATCCATTAGCCTGGACATCCCATGCCCGAACAGTTTCCTTGTTCGTTTCATGAAACTTTCTTTCTTCTGCTTCTTCTTCAAGATATTTAGCCGGAAGAAATTCTGGCTTAAGTGTACATCGCATAACACGTGTTTCGCCGTTTACCTTAGTAA